ATGGAACTTGAAGCTCAGGTAAAACAGCACGAAGATAAGCTTAAGCAACACGACAAAGAAATCAGTCGCTTAAATGACCTTTCAATAGAAATGCAAAAATCAATGAACGAAGGGCTTGCTCGTGTGGATGAATCAAATAGATTTTTGCGAGAACAAAATACGCGCCAATCGGAACAAAATGCTGAAATTTTGAGAGAGGTCCTAAATCGAAACAAAGAAGAAGAGAAGCATAAGTACGAACTACGTATGATTGATAAGACTAACATATGGAAACTAATCTTGGGAATTGGTGGTGGTGCTGGCGTTGTATTTGCATTCGTACTGGAATTGCTTAAATTTTTGAGGGGGTGAGAATAATGCAAAATAAGACGTTTGAAATTTTGAAATGGGTGGCCGCAATTGTCATTCCTGCGCTGGCGACATTTGTTGGTGTGGTAGGAAAGGCGGTTAATTGGGAGTACACCGATATCACGGTAATCATTATCACAGCGCTAGGCACTTTTTTGGGAACCGTTTTGGGGGTATCAAATCGAACATACAAGATGTTTTCAGCAGATGAATAGGAGAGAATACATGAAAAAGAAAATTATTGTAGGAGCTATTGTAGCTCTTTTTTTGTTGCCAATTTTTCCAAGTACAGTACAAGCGGCGAAAGGGGATCAAGGCGTTGACTGGGCTGTATATCAAGGAGCACAAGGGAAATTTGGGTATGGCTCGGATAAATTTTCGATTAGTCAAATCGGTGGATACAATGCTGGTGGTTTGTACAATCAGTGGACTTATTCTAGTCAAGTAGCATCGACGATCGCACAAGGCAAACGAGCGCATACCTATATTTGGTATGACACGTGGGGAAGTATGAGTATTGCAAAAACAACAATGGATTACTTTTTGCCTAAGATTCAAACGCCGAAAGGGTCAATCGTAGCGCTTGACTTTGAACATGGTGCTTCAAGCAACAAACAAGCCAATACAGAAACCATTTTGTATGGCATGCGGCGAATTAAACAAGCCGGTTACACTCCGATGTATTATTCGTATAAACCATTCACGCTTCAGTATGTGAACTATCAGCAAATTCTAGCGGAGTTCCCTAACTCGTTGTGGATGGCTGCCTATCCGAATTACAATGTAACGCCAAAACCTGTCTGGAGTGTTTTTCCGAGCATGGAAGGCGTAGCAATCTATCAGTTTACATCTACGTATGTCGCTGGTGGCTTGGACGGTAATATTGATTTGACAGGTATTACAGATAACGGCTATAACGGAGCTATCAAAGACGATGACGGCAAAGTTACTGTGAAGCCTGATACTGAAACGCCTGCGATTGATCAAGGTCAGCAAGCGAACGAAACGCCTAAGAATGACATCAAAGCTGGATTCAAAGTTAAAGTGAACTTCTCTGCTTCTACTTGGTCAACCGGCCAAGCGATCCCTCAATGGGTCAAAGGCAATAGTTACACCGTTAAGGAAGTAAGCGGAACGAAAGTATTGCTCGATGGCATCATGAGTTGGATCAATCGCAAGGATGTTGAAATCTTGCAAACGACAAGTGTAGCTCCTTCTACAGCAAGCATTCACGTTGTCCAATCAGGTGAGACTTTGAGCGGTATCGCTGCTAAATACGGCACGACGTATCAAACGTTAGCGAGTCTAAACGGACTAGCTAATCCGAATTACATTTATGTTGGTCAACAACTAAAAGTGAATGGGGCAGTATTGAGCAATCGCAGTTATACTGTTCGCAGTGGTGACAACTTATCTGTGATTGCCGCTAAACTAGGTACCACATATCAAGCTCTAGCGCAAAAAAATAGTATTGCGAATCCAAACCTGATTTACCCAGGTCAACGCTTAGCATACTAAAAAACTAGACCTCAGCCTAATCGGTTGAGGTCTTTTTTTTCTAAATTTTGCATATCGTAAATAGAAATCTATCATTTGTTGAGAAATACAAGTGAGGGGGGAAGCTAAAGATATCGGAATTAATCATACACACATCAAAGGTTTTAAGCATTAAAAAAAGTTTAAACGAATATTAGCTAATTTGAATTAGCTAATTTATGTGGTATATTTTATGTGAGGGGAGACCCTCAAGCTATCAAGAAGGGGAGTGGAATCTTGGAAACAAGAATGACACAAAACCTCCTTTCTATGATAGGCGTGGTTAGCGGCTCAAAAATGCGGACTAACAATGAAGGTGTTTCTCCACCTAAAGCGAGACCGAATGATGAAGGTGTTTCTCCACCTAAAGCGAGACCGAATGATGAAGGTGTTCCGCTACCTTGAGCTCATTTTTATTCCAAGGAGATGCTATGGGAAAGTTAAGGTTTTACACGATCAGATACTCTTACTTGAATTATTTATGTAATAGGGACTCTAACATTAAGACAAAGAATGATAGACCCTATTTAGGTGTGGTCTTAACAATTAATGACATAGATTACTTTGCGCCATTGTGTTCTCCAAAAGATAAAATGCGCCAATGGACGAATAAGAAGAGTGATGTGTACCTAATTGACGGTGGCAATTTCGGGTTTATTGATTTTTCAAATATGATACCTGTTCATTCATTTAATGTCTTCCAAACAGATATTCAGAGACTGTCGGATAGAAAGTACGCACGTTTATTGAATAAACAGTACGCATTGATAAACAAAAATAAGGATACAATTTATAGAAGAGCAAAACATGTTTATAATCTTAGAAAGAAAAATACTCCAGGATTTAAGCATTGTTTAGATTTTAGCAATTTAGAGAAGTATTATTTTGCATGGAATCCTGTCAAAAAGTAAGCGCACAGCCATTAATCGGTTGTGCGCTTTTTTTGGTTTCTAAGATATTCTACAAAGTCATCGAGTGATTTGTCTGCAGCACGGGCTAATCGCACCATTGTACCAATTTTTACGTTTTCCCAGTCCTTGGAATTATTTAAACGTGTCAAACTACTAGGGGTTATTTTTGTTGCTTTAGCGAGCTTATAGTTACTAGTGAAGCCAAAGTCCTTTTTGTACATATCAAACCAATTCATACTAAACACCTACTTAAATTTTTTGTAATAGAGATAACGAACACCAGCAAAAACGAGGGCCAAGATTGACAACCCTAGAACTACGTCTACTGTTTTTATCATGATTAGTATGCTAGAATTAAAGAAGAAGCAGAGAAGGGGTTAGCCCCCTCTGCGCTTCTTTTGAAGCTCTAGCTTCTTGATTTCGCTCTCATACTTTGCTTTAGTCCCGCTGTGCCAAAGCTGACGAGCAGTTATGAGAGTGATTATTGAAGCTATGATTTTCTCTAGCATTTCCATCCCCCTTTCTATACTCTTATTATAATACGCAATGCGTATTAAGTCAATGCTTTAATTCATTATAAAATAAAAAAGCCCGAAAAATCAGGCTTTACAAATCCAATAATTCTTTTTTCTTCATTTCAAATTCTTCTTGAGATAATATTCCCATATCCAATAGTTCTTTTAATTCTTTAATCTGCTCAATAGAGGATTTATCGTTTTCCCTAGTGCTTATAGAGTTATTAGTAAACTCTTTAGTGAAGAAAGACTCAGCATTATTCATATCAGATGTAGTGAAGACCGCCTTAATCTCTTTTAGGGAACCATCATTAATACTTCGTAAATAGATAATTGCTTCGCTACCAACTTCTTTTGTAGTGGTGATAGATTTAGTATCTACTTTACTCTTTTTCTTCCTTGAACCGCCAATCATTGCACCCACTGGACCAGCTAAGGCGCCACCAACAAGTGCGCTTCCTGCACGTCCTTGTGTTTTAACGTCGCCCTTTGTTAAAGTCTCTTCTGTAAATGTACTGCCTTCCCAAGAGATCCGTTCAAAAGAAAATCTAGGTGAATCTGTATTATATTTGTTCGAAAGGTAGTATCTATTTGAAGTATCCTTTCGGATTACAAACGGCTGAAGTTGCTTGGAAAAAGCCTTTTTCACTTGAATAGTCAATGTTTGTTCTTTTTTTGATTCATTTCTATTTGAAATAGCTTTATTTGCTACAGATTCGATTGGTTTAACTAAGTCCCCGATGTTCTTTCCACCTATATCTTTTGATTTTAAGTTATCTGTTTGAGTAGATACGACATCTTGTGCCTTTTCTTTCATTTTATCGAACAATCCCATAATATTTTCCTCCTAGTAGAATAATTCTTCAAAATTATTCTACCATGACCTAATAAAACTAAATAGCTAACCTTTCAAATTCCATCATAATTTTTGTTTTTCCGATGACTGCATATTTTCGAACAATAAACTGTTTTTTACTATTATAGTCACCAGCGACAACTATTTTCATGCCATTCTCAACATCAGCTAAAAAGGAGAGCGAATGCGAAGCAATCAAACAGCTAGTATCATTCAATTTAAAGTATATTAAAGGACGTTCAGAAAACTTCAGTATTTTTACACTACTCACTAAACCACTCATGCTCATCATTCAAACCACTCCCATATTTAAGAATATAAAAATCGAAATTGTGAAAACCGTTAGCTTTCTTACAGTAAAACTCAAAACACTTTTCACCGACTTCAAAAATGCTGTTTGGTCCAAAATCCCATAGTTGATACTGTAAAGATGAAAAGGGTATATAACCTTGCTCATAAGCTAAAATAGGATTCACTTTAATTCACTCCATTTGTGCCAGTCGTACAACTCTACATGTCGTATTTCATCGTAATCTACTTTTTGATCATCAATGTAGATTCCTAATTCATCATAGCCTTTTATCATACCTACCACATCATCTAAATATTTACCTTCCATATCTAGCTGTTCTAGTTGAATTGCGACAGGACGTCTTTTTAAGCGAGCATGCTCTAGAACGTGTTGTATTTCGTGAGGGTACATCTGTGGCTTTTGTTCATTGACTCGTGATCGTTCAGCAACATCTTTTTGCATTGCTGCAGTGTGATCGGATAAAAAGAATCCTGTCATCCACTTCAACATGCCCCTGTCCTCATAAACGCTTTTGGCCTCTAAAAAAAGCTTTTCTGCTGACTCATCATCATAAATCAT